ATAAGCGATGTGTGCATTCACCCCTTAGCTGCGTTACTGTTAGGTCGTATCTCGATACAGCTTGGTCCGTAAACCTGCCCATAGTCAGGAGGCGCGGATTCGCCCGATTTATTTATTGGTATCATACTACTGATCACTGAGGTGCCTCGATGAAGTACTGCCCGTTGTTTGGTAGTGCTGGTGCGCCGTTGAGTCTCCCGCGCGTGATGGAGGCTTGCGTTCCTAGGAGTTGGTTTCTGGATGCTGCCTGACTCAAATTGTCCTTCTTGAAAATCTCATTGACTTGGCGATCCTCTGGCGTGGGCTCATCGTACGGTACAGAGGATGGGACTACGTATGGGTCGAGAAGTGCGTCGAAGGTGTCGAAAGCCGCCCACTTGTTAGCTTTGGGCACATTCTCGTTAGTCCAGCGAGCAGGCGGCTGGTTGGCGACCCTACGGTTCGCGTAAGCCGGCTTGGTATAGAAGTAGCAAAGTTTGTGCACGGGCACGCCAGCATCTTTGCAACGTAGCGCCAGACTTTTCATTGGGAAAGTGTTGTATTTTCCCGTGAAAATCGTGGAGTCGGTGGCGCCCTTGTCCATGGTGAAGACTATAGCTGCTTGAACAAAGGCCGCGGGTGTGAGGCCTCGCTTCTGCGCCGCGTTGATGATGCGTACCAACTCCTCGTCACTGGGCGCCTTGTTTGACCGTGGTTGAATGGTGAGTGCCTTCTGCTCAGTTTCAGCAGGCGGTTTCTTGTAGTCCGTCGCATCAGTGACGTCGGCATTTTGTGTTGCCATTGTGTCCTGAAATGATGAGGTCACACTTGAGGTGGGTTGTTTCTCTTCACTGATGTTGGTTACCCTAACACCCTCAATGCGGTCGTTGAGTGGAGTGCCAGCAGTTTCCGGTGACGATGATGGAGTGGCCGTTGATTTCGACATGGCACGATGGTTGAACGGGTCGAGTGCTTAGACACCACAGAGCTATAAGTAACAGCGCTAATATAACAACTAGGTGTGATTCGTGCATGCCCCGTGGACAACGAAGCACCGAACGCACCTGGATCGTCTGGTAGCTAGATATGGCTGTGTGAGGAAAAAGAGTACTGCGGCGAGTATTGGTGGAGCGAAACGAGTAAGTTAGATGAGGGGTAGCGTGACGCAGGTGGGCGGTAGTTGATGGACTTGGTACCGTCAATGTAACTTCCTCCGTGGGGTAGTGAGTGGATGTTATCACCGACGTGTGGCAGATTGTTGCGTGTGAGCATGAAAAAGACGAGGGAGGCGGCTATACCTATAGCTACAGTTAGTATGGCTTTCGTGTTGTCAGGCGGAGGGCGCAAAGTGAGCGGTGTAGAGATGGCAGGTGCGCCTGTGCCTTGTGAGAGCGACATAGACCATGTGCCTGTCCTTCACTTCCTCCAGCGAGGTTTTAGTCGTTATCACAGTGGTCTCATCAAATTCCAGCCCCCGGGTTTCTAAAGCGGACAGGGGTGCGAGTCCGTGGCGCACAGCGATCTTATGGGCCTGCGTGTCAAGTGAAATGACCTGTCCGTAAAATTGACTAGTGTAGAGATGGCCTTCCTGGAATCCGTAGTCTTCAGTCTGCGTGCCGGCAAAGGTGATGTCGAAACCAACCCTACGCAAAGCGTCGACAGTGAGCTGCCCCAGGCGGTGAGTGCGATTGCATGTGTAGTGGGCGCGACGTGTGGGTTCTTTGTATTGTAGGTTGTCGGCGATTAGGACGTTCCAGGGTTGCGATCGCCAATTTGGGTACGCGGGGTACTCGTCAAGAATGTTGTATGCACCGGCCACAGGGGGTGCAGCGCAGCGGATATATTTCCCTGACAAATTTGGAGGATCGTGCTCCCCGCCTGTGAAGACTTCCACTCCCGGTAATTCAAGTAAGGACCGAAGGAGGGTGGTTTTACCGGCCCCAGCAACGGCGTGAATCACGAGGGGCTCGCCAGCGATGTGCGTGTGTGAAGTCTTGACGAAACCAAGCTTTGTTAGTCGTTCAACTATTTCACTATCCATTGTTATTTAATTCGTCAGTGGAGTTAGCCTAACTCAAAACCTGTTAGATGGAGCTAAAGAAGGTGCAGTCTTCCTGAAGTGCCTGTGCAACTCGGAGGACTTTGGTGTGGGCGCATGTGATAAGCGTCCTGACCGACTGATAGTGCGCGTTCATTTGTCTCTCGTCGAAGATTTCGTAGAGTGCATCACCTAGCTCGTATGTGGGTAGCAAGTCCATAGCGTAGTTCTCAGCAACGTCTTTAAGCGACCCAGGTTCGGATGGTTTCTTCCTCTGTGCCAGTTGCAGGCAGTGTTGTAGCTTCATGGGATCCTTGAGGTAGCCCCGTGGGGTGATCAGATTGCCGCAGAACTCAGGCCATGACCCAACTTTTTGCTCAAATACTTTAGGTTTTGATTTCAGGGTGAATTTCTCCACAAGAGGCAGGAAGGACTGCCGTTCAACGGGCCTGCAGTTGAGCGCACAGTCGTCACCCGCGTACATTTGCGCCACATTCTTTGGGATCTCGAACCGGGCGTGTGTGTAAGCAATGTTGCACTCTGTGTTAGCGTCGAAGGTGGGTCCCTCACCAGTTAATCTCATAATCGCCAGTGTGCCCAGAAACATTTTTGAGTTGAGTTTAAGGGCTACGTAAGCTTCCACAACCTCATGAGGGATATCATGGTGCAGGGCTTTCAGTACCTCAAACTGTAACATAGCCCCGTCTTGGCTTTGGTCGTAAGCAGTGAAGTCATTGGTGTAAGCAGGTAGGCGGTGGTTCCAATTGCTCTCGACCCACTTCGAAATGTGCTTCTGGTTCTTCTCGCAATTGATGAGTATTTCGCCGGGTTGATAAGTGTCGCGGATGCGGCGCATGTATCTCGCCATGGTTCCAAACAGCATAACAGTTGGTTGGTAAAAGGCGGCAATTGTCTGTCCAGCGTTGACGTCAATTTTCCCGATTTTGTCAATTTTCTTAACCCACTGTGACTTGAGGAAAATCTGCAGTTTGTTCCAGTCAAAGTCGGGTGATTGCCGAAGAATTCCGTTCTTGAGCGCGTGTATGGGCTTGGAGAGGTAGGTCTTTTGCACCTCATCTGCACATGCCCACCAGAGCTCTGGGTTAAATTTGATGGGCTCATCTGGGAGCACCATCGCCCGCTTGTACGCGAGCCAAAGCACGTCACCCAGAGGTCTCTTGGTCTTGAATTCTGTCCAGTTGTCCTTCGGCGTAGATGCTGCGAGCCTCTTCTCGACGGTTGCCCAGAACAATGTCTCGTCCTTGGCTTGCTGATGTTGGAAGGCTTGGATGTACGGGTCTTGAGTCTGTATGCAGTTTGAAAAGCCAGTGGAGTTGGAGTAGATCTCGCGGTCATGTTTGTCGGGCAGCGGTTCGACTAGGGCCTCATTAAGAATGATTCTGTTTTCAACAGGCAGGTGTGTGGTGGGAGGAGCGGGCTCCCTCGGCGGTTCTTCTGTCAAGTCGCCCTCAGTGACTTTAATCTCTTTGTTGAGGTTGAGGATGGCTTTGAGGTACGGTGTTGCTTCAACCTTCTGGAAAAAGCTTTTCTCATCCGGCATCGTGTTGCAGAGCACCACTTCCGTCGTGGCCCTTGAGAGTGCAGTGTACATGACTTGCCTGGTGCACCGGGGTGTGTCGGAGTCTAGGATGATTTGAACGCGGGGCGCGGTGATCCCCTGACAACCCGCATAGGTGGACGCTCGCTGCCCGAGTGAGGCGTAATTTCTCATCTTCATTTGTGAGGGCACGAGATTGTGATAACCGGTCTTGATGTTCCTCGTGTAAAGCACTTTAACCTCCCCGGGCGTCTCGGAGTAAACACCGAGGGCGTTTGCCAAGTTTCTGGGGTTGCGGTGTGTGGCATTTATGTGGTACCTAGAGAACTTGCCGAAGACCACTGAGGCGGGGGCGAGGCTGTTAATTTCATTGTCCTCAGTGGTCTCAAAGTGTTCGGCTTGGTTGGGGTCACCGGTGAGTATCAGAAGTGAGAGGGCAGGTGCATTCTGCACGAAAGCCTCAATGTAGCCCCTGGGCAATTTTGTGTAATCGTCCATAATGAAGATGTCTCCACGAGGGCACAAGAGCGCGTTTTCGTATGTCATAAATGTGTCTTTGTCGTGGGCGGGCAATTTTTTCTTCCAGTCGGCCCTGAGCTCGTTAGTCGGCAGGATGACCGTAATCGGTGTGTCAGAGTTGTTCCGCATAAATTCCTGCAGTGCGTAGGATTTGCCCGACCCGCCCGCACCATGCAACACCGCAAGGTGAATTTCCTTCGGTTCCTCTTTAGTCTTGCGCTTGAGCGTGGTTTTCCACTCAAAGGGTTGTTGCTTGAGAATGGCACCGGTTTTCCCCGCCATGACATCGCGAGCGTAAGTCTGCGCGCGATCTGTGTCAGGCTTGTAGAAAGTTGGGCAGCGTGCAATCTTGTCTAGCGTGGCGTAGAGTGTTGTGTCTATGGGAGTTTTAGGCAACCTTCGGGTGCTCAGGATAGGAGAGATCAGTTCACCGTCCGGGTCATACTGCCTTTCGGAGGCCTCAAAGCCAAGCGCCCTTAATTGTGTTCTCCAAGCGTCCCAAGGCAGATCGTCTCGCTGAGGTTCTTCCTCGTCAAGCGTGATCTCAGGCGCCGGTTGATGCTCAATTTCACGCGAGCTAGAGCTCTCGGGCTCGTCTGAGGTCGCGGACGGCTCGGCTGCAGTTTGCATTGGGGGGGGAAGTGGACCATCAGCAACGCCTTCGGTTTCAGTGTAAGTTGGCTCCGATGAGACTCCTTCCAACAAAACGTTTTCAATTTCACGGTCCAACGGCACAGCTTGTTTGTGGGGAGTCTTGGAGTCCCGGACCTCAAAGACGAGGTCCACCTCCGTCATCTCTAGCGCTTGGCAGAGTTGCATGAATTGGGTCTGCCCCATGAGTTTGTGCTTAATCTCCTGAAGCTTTGCGACCATTGGTCTGAACCATGCTTTCAGCACACTGTCGGCCAGTACTTGGTCGAAGGAATTGTGTGAGTCAAGCCGGCCCAGGAGCAGGAAGTAATTCGTGAGATGCACGAGCTCAGTGGGCGAGAAGAGTCCAATGTCTGCATTGGCTATGGTTTGCCTCAGCTTAGCCCATACGTCACGAATGGTGGCATTGCCGATGGATTTAACGTACATCAACCATTTGTTTGCTTTCTCCCGGGGAATTGGCTTCTGTACATTGTACTTTGCGGGGCGGAAAACCTTGGGAAGCAGGACCATAGGCTCGGGCATGTCGAATGAGCGGAATTTTGGTGTCGCTAGTCGCCCTCGTCTGAAGAGGAAAAGATGATTCGCGGCCTTAGTCTCAATGCGTTCTCCTGTGATAGTGATCCCGCCGTGCGTAACTGTGCCAAATGTTAGCCAGTTTAGGTCCTTATAGCGATGTTCGTACTCACCGCCAGACAGGCCACCAGGCAGGTATAGGAATCGGTCGTCCCTGTAGAGGAGAGTGTAAACCGAGGGATGAAGGGACTCCATTCTGTAAAAGGCTTCGGGTGGTAATACCATGGTGGCTAGAAGCACTTCTAGTTTCGGTGACCTGGAGAAAACCTCGACGAGAAAGTCCTCACCGAAGTGATGTAGGGTGTCGCCAATGAAAGCGTGTGTGGTGGTGATCTCGGGCAGATAACTGTAGACTGTGTCGCGTGGGTATCTAGCCAAGTCTCTTGGAACTATGTCAGCATTAACGAATTTGTCCACGTGACCTCGGCGCCTAAAGAATCTGAGCTTGCCCGGTTTTGTGAACATGAATGTGACAGGAGTTGAGGAGGTGGAGGGGAGGTAGTTAGACGCAGCCTCGTAGAGCGACACTTCAAACGCTTTTGAGGCTGCGTGAGGGTGTAGTTTGAGAGAGTACGGGTTGTAGGGGATGGCGTACTTTTCCAAAACCTTGCGCCCAGCTTGCGGTATGGAGTAGGGATTGCAGCGCGTCGTTTCCTTAAATAAATCTTTGATCTGTTTGTGCGCTTCCTCCTGAATCACAGCGCGGAGCGATGGGTCGGTAACCTGGTCGAAAACTGCCTCGATAGACATAGTGGCCGCACCCGTTGGGTTCTTGGGTTCTAAGGTCGGTCGAGGTAGTTTCAGTCAGTTTCGGTTTCGGAAGAGTTTTC